CTTGTAAAAAGTAAACTACCGTCGTTATTATTACTTAATATTATATTGCGTTCTGTGGCTAATTGTGTGAGAAATTCCTTTATTGTTTGGGTTGGGTTGACTGAAACTTTTTCATAAACCTTGAATAAATCATCTTTTACTAAATCATTGTATGAAAAATCACTCAATAATTTATCAGTGATTTTATCTAATATTGTTTGGGTTGGTTTGGCTAGTTTGGCTTGTACTTTTTCATGAACCTTGAATAAATCATCTTTTACTAAATCAGAGTATGAATAAGTGAACAAAAAAGCACTCAATAATCTATCAGTGATTTCAGCTAAATTCATACCATCAAATTGTAAAGGATATAAACTAACCGGCATCTGACAATCCTCTAATACACCTGATGATGAATAACCTTGAACAGTTGTTGTTTCAGGCATTGAACTTGATTTTAATGTTGGTGGTAATACTGTGCCTTTAATTAATAATTCACCAGCATCATTATAAATATAACATACAGGATAATCAATCAATTTATCAATAAAATCATACTGAGCAGTGAATTTAAAAGACGATGCAACGGCATTAAACATAAGATTAATCTCATAATTATTAAAATTACTGAATGTTACCCCATTTATTTCTAATCTCATTTTGAATAATATTTAATTTCTCGCCCACTTTTTATCTGTAAATACTCACCTCCTGTGATATTATTTTGTAGTATAAATTCGTCTAAATCAGCATCGCCCGCACCATAATATTTATGAGCCAATATAATTATATTAGTATCTTTTGGCAATATAACGAGCCTTATATTTCTAGTATTAAATGCAATGTCGTATAAATTAGCTATTGTCACATTAACCATTATATCCAAATCTAATGCGATTTGTGGATTTTGATTATAATCATTATTTTCAAAATTCAATAAAACTTCATCAGATATATCTTTATACGAATTAATAGCTCTAAGCACTTGGTCTGAGTCGTTGTATTCACTGCTTATAAGCATATCACCCATGGCAACCATTGACTTAGATGCTAAAAATTCATAAAATATATTATTTTTTGTCTGCACATCAGCTGAAATTGTAGTATCTGCGACATTAATAAAAATAGTTTCAAGTAATTGAATGCTTTCAACCATTGCACTAATTTTAAATTCAATATCCTGAACTAATATTAAAGGAAAATTAATTAGATTAATTATGCCATCAATAAACGATGTAACGTCGGATATAACATTTTGTACGGCACTCGAAGCCGTGGTTGCTAATTCCTTTAATATAGCTAAATTAGCCTGAGCCTGAGCCACTGATTTCCAAATATTATTAAACCTATCAACAAATGTTTGATTTGGTTCTATATTTCCGGATAACGGTGTGGTAATTTCTTCGGTAAATACTTCGCTAAGTGTCGCAGTTGCTTCAATTGATTTAACCTCAACCGTATTTTTTGGTTGTGATATTTCTTGTGGATATTTTCTGGCAATCGTTTCAAGTAAAGTTCCTGTAATTACTACGACATTATGTTGCGAATAATCAAATCTAAGCTTAACTGGTTGAACAGTTACAGCGTCTAAATAAGGGTGTTTATAAATCCAAGGTCTAGCATCGCGAGCTGAAATTTCAAATAATTTTGCATCGTCAACACAATCTTCACCCGTAAAATATAATGTAATTGGGTATTTATCGCCCTTTTTCTTTTTACGATTAACATAAGTGCCCTCTATATCAATAGCTTCAAAACCTGATGTATTATACTCAACATCTTTATTTGCTTCTCGCCAAAGCGGTTGCCAAACTTTTCCATCTCCAGTTGTGATTGTTAATTCTATATTTTCTACTTTATCTTTCCAGCTCATTATTTAATTTTTACCTTTATAATATCATTATCATTCAAGTGGGAAAGAAATTCATTAACTAAATTTTCACATTCCAACTTACTATCAATATCCAATAAAGACATTATTAATAATTTAAACTTATTGAAGTCTTTATCTGTGTTTACAGTTAGTAATGTTGAGCTAACTAACGAATTATAAATTTTCTCTACTTTTTCCATAATTATTATTTTTATTTCATATATTTCATCATTTCTTTTTTGATTCTGAACTCAGCGTTTTTACGGTAAAAAGTAGGCATTTTCGGAATAGCTAATTTAGCGGATTTACGAATAAACCCCCTCCCTTCAATAAATACTTTCGATTTCTTGGTAGAATATAACACATCATATTTAATATCTAATTGTCCGCCAGAACTACTGAAACTATCAACATTAAAAACTAAATCTTTATACCATATTAAATCTGATTTATTACTTTTTGCATTCATATACGCCATTCTAATAAACTGCTGTTTATTGTTAGCTTTACGAATATTATTTCTTTGAAAATACGCTCTTTTACTAATTTTCCCAGACCTAGTACTCTCATCTCTTGCAACATCTCTAGGCATAAAATGAGATTCAATAATGCCTCCGACTTCTTGAAATGCTAATCTATTTCCTGCCTTTGATTTGCCTTTTAAAATGCCTATTTCAGATACCATGCTTTTTATATTGGTAGTATTAGAACTTTTATTTATACGTGCATGGGATTTTATAAATGACATTTTTCTAACTGTGAAATTTTTATCCCATACCAAAGGCAATACTTTTTTTGCTTCAAAAGCGGCATCATTTAACGTACTACGTATCGCCAAAGGTATTGCGTACTTATGAAGTTTACTAAGTTTATTAGTGAATCCAATGACTTCCGTCATGTTTATGTCAAATGTTTGTGCCATAGTTCTACCAATAAGCTATTATAGAAAATGGTGAATCAATCGCCGCACCTGCTAAATCAGTTATTCTTATTCTTAATTTACCTGCATTTATATACGTATTACAAGGATATGTACCAATGGTATTATTCGCATTCCCTATTGATATAATCGAAGCACCTAAGCCAGTAGTTTCAATATCATATAAACCATCACCTATTTTTGTAATACTTGTCGGCGTATTAGACCCATTATTAACAACTATATTTTGACTAACATCAGCTGATAAAACTATTTTTCCAGCATTATCTCCTATAAAATTAGTAACAGATGTTATATCATGTGCAGCTAAATTACCAGCATCATCAATTTGAACTTGTCCGTCTTTACTAAGCCATAAATGACCTGCCGGTACTAATGTAGGGTCTATTGAACCAGATGTATAATTTTCATAATAATATTTATTAAATACTTTTAACGCATCAATAAATTGATACCCATTTACTTCATTATCAAAATCATTATTGCCAGTCATACTGGCTAATGCCATTATTTTCTGAAAAAATTGAACAATATCCTGATTAATATCAACACTTGCAACCGTTACTCCGCCTTGTAATTTTCCATCTAAAAAATCTGCGTCTATTACTATTCCTGCTGAATCACTTAAAATCTTTGCCATAATATTTTATATATAAGTTATACGTAATAATCCAGCCATATTAGCCGGTTTTAATTTTAAAATTAATTCTCTAAATTCGTTTTTTCTATCATCATCTACATTCGCAGATGAGCCATATACTAAACCACCAACCCAAAATAAGAAATTCTCAGTACTCGGTCCACCTATATTAAATGATGCATCTTTTGATTCATCAACATAATTAGCAATTACTGTATAACCACTAGATATAAATGCACTATCATATCTTGATGAATCATACGTGAATAAATCATAATATGTAAAACCAACCTCAGTTCTATTTTCATGAATATAAACATCAAATCCAGCTTCTTGAAGTTGTGCTTGAATATATCTATAATCTTGACGTGCCGGAATGTTACCCGGATATTGCATTTTTCTTGTAATAGCTTTTTTTCTATTCACTAAACTAACCGCTGAATTAGATACAATACCATAAACTGATTCGTGGTTTTCTGCGTCTGTGGTTGTATAATTATCATTGTCAGGTAGAATTGCATCTAATACACTTAAATCATTTTCATATGCCCTTGCTTCTGAATAACTTAATCCTTGATGTAATTTATCAAATATACTATTAATAACCAACCACCAAGCTCGTCCAGTTGGATATAATTGTCTCGTTAAATTTCTTATTGCCGCTGATAAATACGGTATATTTTCAACAATAAACGTATCTAAAACGACTATTCTATGATTTGCGGAATCTGTTATATATAATTTTTCATCAACAAAAACACAATCTTTCGGAAAATTTAAGCCCGTTGAAAATGTGTTTAATAAATTTCCATCTACATCGTAAAAATAAAGCGTAGAATCCTGCTCGTCTATTACGACTAAAATTTCATCATTAATATTACATAAACCATTTGGATAAACCCAATTTGAATCACTTATTTGTGTCTGATAGACACCACCTAAATCATAAAATTGTATGGTTTTATCAGCTGAATTAGCAACTACAATTTGATTATTGAATATTTCAACCGATTCAGGAAAATTTAAACCTGTAATTTCATTAATAAATACAGGTGTACCTAATGCAACATTATAAATTTTAATTTTATGGTTTAATTTATCTGCTACATATATATATGGTATTGAATATTTAACATCTACGGGATAATTAAATTCATTATATCCTGTTCCAAGCGAACCAAAATCATATTGCGTGCCTGAAAATGTGAATTTTGTTATTCTATGATTTGCGGAATTTGCAACAAAAATATCACCCGCTGTATTAAGTGAAATCCCTAATGGAAAATTTAGCTCTAATGCACCTGTCCCATAGGTTCCGAAATTTGATGAATAAACTAAGGCATCTGTATATATCTTTACTCTTTGATTTTGCCTATCCGTTATATAAAATTGTGAATTAATAAAGTCAATCCCACTAGGATAATCAAATTGGTCATTACCTGACCCTCTTGAACCAACAGCTGAATTAAATACTAAATCTATACTTATATTATTAGACATTTGTTACAGAATTTATGTAAGGTATTTTCCCATCTAAAAATTCATAAAACGAAGTTACAACAGAACTATCAACTTGAACTTCTACATCGGCAAAAGTTGCTGTTCCTATTGTATCTCTAATTACAGTTGAAATATCGGCGGCATATAATTTACCCATTTGACTATCTGTTGGTGGTGTTGCACCATCTAAATACGGTCGTATATTAAAAACGAATGCTACCAATGCTGCTTCTATTGCTGTTAATAATGTAACATCTGATAATGTAGTTATCTCAATATCAACTGGTATTGTAACCACTGATTTAATGTTGCCGTCTGCAACTGATAAAACCGCCCACATTGGGCGTCTGCCTCTATCTGCTATTGGTTTAGTTGTGTCTGGGTCTAAATCAATTACTGTTTCAACCGCTGTTAATATAGTGGCCGTTGGTACACCATTTCCACCAACTGAATCAGCTGGATTTGCTTCGACATATAAATTTATTTCTGATGGGGCGGTTGATTTAACATAAGGATATGTTGTTCTACAACCTTGTGCGTCCAACGACCATAATAAGAAATCAACTCTCGCACCACCTTGTGGCTCAATTTGTGCGGCAGTTATTACTTTTTGTCTGTAATTTTCTGTGGTTTCTGCTTCAATTGGTGCCGTAACTACACTTGTCACAGTTGCTACACCCTCAACATTTGCAATTGGTTGGGTTAATTTAACCTCATTTGTTACTTCTAATAATGAAACTTCTCCGGGTTCTAATGCTCTAATATCTATTAAACCCGTTGTCGCTGTAAATGTAAATAATGTATCAAGTATAAATATTTGATTTGGATTTAATGATGTATCGCGACTTTTAAATGTTGTACCTGCTGGTATTGTTGCAGCTACATCGCCAGTAACTTCTATTTTATATTCGCCTGCGGTCGCTGCAAATGGGTCTCGCTTCAATATTATTCTACCAAATCGCACAATAGTTTCATCGTCGCATTGGTCAAGATATATATTCTTATATGTCTGCTGAGAGCGTAGATAAAATAGTTTTAATTTCGCTGCCTGTACAATAGCATAAGCATTTAATTTAGTCTTGCCAATAATTGATAAAATTCCTAGTTTATTTCTTAAATCAGTTTGAATACTACTGTATAATTCTGCTAGTGTTGGAGTTATCATATTGTTATATTTTCAATTAATTCATTTTTTGTTCCATCCCACAATAATTTAATTTTTGTTGAAATATCATCTGGCTCTATTAATGTAACAATTAATTCAACAAAGTTAAGTTTTTTTATTGATATTTCCATTGAAATATCAGCATATTTTTTTAAATAATTCAAATCCTGTTCTGCGGCATCTTTTAAAATACTTAATCCATTGGTATTTAAAGTTACTGTTCTTATAGTCTTTTCAAATAAACTATTATATTGTAATTCCTCTTCTAAATATTCATTGCCCCAATAATCTTCGCGAATATCTAACGATTCTAAATCCTCTGATGTTGATTGTTGAATGTTACCGCCAAATAATGCTAAATAAACTTGATTTGTTAATCCAGTAATTGATTCTAAATCATCATTTTTTAATGATAATTCACCTCCTGAACCACTTTCATAAATCATTATATCTGTTATTTCGGTCATTACATTGTAGAAGTTAATTTAATGGCAATATCGCCAATAAAATCGTCAATTTCTTCAAAGAATCCTTCTGGTGCATTCACGTTCAATTCCGCAGTTTGTTTATTTGTTGTTACATTTTCTTCTCTTTGCGTTCTTACATTTTCAATCGCTGCATCTGGATTTACAGGATTATCAACCTTAATCCCTATATACTGCTTCATTTTATCCATACTTTGCGATATACCATCAAAACCTAACAAATCCATCATTTGTTGTAATGGGTATAAAATAGAATCAATAATAGCTAATCCAATAGCTTTAATACCTTCTATAATACCCCCTTTACTGAATGCCTCTGTAATGTTATTCCAATGCCTCTTTATTGACATTATTAAGTTTAATAATACTGCAAAGGGTGGGAATAAAAGACTTATTGCAGCACCCCACTCATCATATTTATAAATCAATATTGTTATTATTGCTATCATTGCGATGATTGCCATAACTATTAATCCTATTGGATTAGCAGTTAATAAAATATCAATTGCAGTTTGTGCATGCGTCCATAACCATGTGGCGGCTGTCATTAAATTTGTCATTACTATATATGCCTTTTGTGCTACTACACTTTCACGTAATGCAAAAATACTACCTTTTTGTAGGGCTGTTGATATACCTACTATTATACTAGTCGCTATCATTGCTATACGCACTCCCCATAAAATCGTTTTCAATATAGCGTAAGTACTTATTAAAGTTATTGCTACTCCTATAACTATATTCATATTATTGGCTACAAATCTAAGTAACCATTTAGTCAATAACATCACAGTATTATTGTTATCAACTGATGTGGTTGCATTGTCAAATGTGTCAATCAATTCAGACCATAATGTTTGCAAACTCAATGTTTGAA